CATTTGATTGTGGATGATCTGGCCAAGGACGGCGGAAAGCCGTTTTGACGCATATCACTAAAAGGGTGATAAAATGGACAATTTAGCCAAAGGGCCCGAGATTTTCGGCCTTGCCCAAGTCGAGGCGGCGATCGTCGGCATAGTGGCGAAGCATGCGGAATTCGCCGGGAAGGGGGCAAAGTCCGTCGACCTGGATGACGATCTGTTCTCGGACCTCGCGCTGCACGATTTCGGCATCTACTCGGTCGAACTCGATATCGAAGACAAGTTCGGCGTGACTCTCCGCGCCGTCGATATCGAGACATCGCGCACCCCGCGAGATCTGGTCAACGCAACAATGAAGGTGCTCAACCATGGAGCGTAACCCGGACGCCGTCTGCGCGACGTGCGCGTATAAATTCGCCGATTCCAACGGGTTTCTGCGATGCCGTTTTGATCCGCCGACGGTGGTGCCGCAGACTGGCGGCAACGCCATCAGTCCAATCGTCAGGCCCACCGATTGGTGCGGCCGACATCATGAATTCGCGTCGAAAGGGAAGAAGCGCTGATGGCCGACTGTCCGAACTCGATCTTCACGCATGAGGATCGCGCCATGCTGCAAGGGCTGCGCAACTGCAGCAATGACCTGCATCTGGCCATTTTGCGCACCAATCGGACGCATGGTCCGCTCACCCCGGCGCAGATCTGCCGGGCGCAGGATGTGCTCTCCTATCACGCTCCCCGCCAGCGCTGAGCGCCAGGCAGTTCTAGGAGACGATTCATGACAGCCAAGACGCAGATCGGTGGAACGCATTATCTTGGAATGGCGATCCAACCGCGCGTGTTCGCGATGTCGAACCATTGGGATGCTGATGCCTTTTCGGTCCTCAAGTACCTTTCGCGCTATATGCGGAAGGACGGTTTGAAGGATCTTGAGAAGGCGCGGCATTTCGCGACGATGCGCGGGGAGTTTGGACCGCCGCCCAACACGTTTCCGCCGGCGATCCGCATGGCCGATTATATCGAGCAGAACGAATTTTCGAGCGACTCGCTGCTGAAATACGCGCTGCGGGGGCTCTGGGATACCGTTTACACGCGCGACGGCTCGCGCCTCTACACCCCGCACGTTCTTGCCAAAATCGACGAGTTGACCGAACGCGAGTTGATCGAACGCGAGAACATTATCCTTTAACTCCTGTCTAATCACCTATAACGTGATTCGACTCGAAAAAATAGGTACTTAACACAATGGCAAAAGGTGACGAATCTGGCAGCATTGGTGACAATAGCGAGGCTGGTGACGAGCGCCTTCGCCTACTGATCGAGCGTATTGAGCGCTTGGAAGAGGAAAAGACGGGCATCAACGACGATATCAAGGATGTCTACGGCGAGGCCAAAGCGGTCGGCTATCACACTAAGCAGATACGCCAGATCATCCGGCTCAGGAGGATGAAGCCCGACGATCGCCGCGAAGAGAACGAAATTCTCGAACTCTATAAGACTGCTCTAGGGATGTTCTGATGAGCCTGATGTGGGCCCCAGATTCGCGGATTGAGGCTGCTCGCAAGACCCCAGGATGGGTGCAGTTCCACGCCGAATGTGGAAAGGCCAATTTCTACATCGACGAGATCACCAAGAGCGGCCGAGGATATCGGGCGACCGCCTTCTCGCTGAAGGATCGCTTCAGCGCCCCATATATCCCGATCCCTCGGGAGACGGGCTTTGGGCGCGACCCGATCGCAGCATGCAAGGATGCCTATCGACGCAGCGCGGATGCCGGGGTGATTGCAGACACGCATTTGGAGGCGTTGTTCGTCGACGACAGGATTCCGTCTGCTATGGGGAATTCACTTTCCTACACGGAACGTAATGGGAACATACACCTCACGCAAGAGGATGAAGACCTCATATGACGACTGCATTAGAGGACATGCTGCGTGCAACATTATTGCGCGATGGCGCAATTCAGATGAATTGCTGCGATGGCAAGTGGTGCGCGGTGATCACCTATCGCAACGGCCGCGCAACCAATCATTGCATGGGGGCAGACCAGTGGCTCGATGACCCGGTCGATGCCTTGCGCGCGGTTCTCATCAATGAGGAACGCGAGTCCCGAGACATCGTGCGGCGTTACGCGGCAGCGACCAAGATAGGCGCGCCCGCGCCGTCCCTGACGGCAGATGACGAGGATTTGATCTGATGATTGTCCACGGTGGGTGCATGGAGGTGATGGCCCAGATACCGAGCGACACGTTCGCCTCTGCGGTCACCGATCCGCCATACCATCTGACGAGCATTGTGAAGCGGTTCGGGGCCACCGATGCCGCGCCGGCGAAGCATGGGACAGACGGACTGTTCGCCCGCCGTTCGCGCGGGTTCATGGGTCAGAAATGGGACGGCGGCGACATCGCATTCCGGCCCGAACTTTGGGCCGAGGTGTTGCGGGTGATGAAGCCAGGCGCCCATCTGGTCGCCTTTGGCGGATCCCGCACCTATCATCGGATGGCCTGCGCGATCGAGGATGCCGGGTTTGAGGTGCGAGACTGCATCCTCGAATTGTTGAGCGCGGACGATATGGCGCGCGCTTTCCTGGAATCGCTGGATGCGGATCAGGCGAAAGCATTCGAGCGCCTGCTCGGTTCCAGCCAGCCGATCGGCAGCCTCGAATGGATCTATGGTTCCGGGTTCCCCCACTCCCACAATCAGAACGGTCGGTGGGAGGGGTGGGGTACGGCTCTCAAGCCGGCGCACGAACCAATCGTCCTCGCGCGCAAGCCACTCGGCGAGAAGTCCGTTGCTGCGAACCTGGCGCGCTGGGGGACTGGGGCGCTCAACATCGACGCCAGCCGGGTTCTCGGACCTGAATATGTGGGTGAGGCGTTGGCAGGCCGCTGGCCCGCCAACGTCATCCACGATGGGAGCGACGAGGTATTGGCTGCATTTCCGGATGCCCCAGGTCAACTGGCCCGCACCAGCAGCAGCAGTGAGGGCCGGAAGAACCAGAACACCTATGGTGAGATGCGCCGTGGGGCACCCGGCACCGAGATGATTCCGCGCAAGGACCGTGGCTCGGCCGCCCGCTTCTTCTACTGCGCCAAAGCATCAAAGGCAGATCGAGGCGGCGACAATAGCCATCCAACGGTGAAGCCGTTCGAGTTAATGGAGTATTTATGCCGGCTTGTAACGCCGCCCGGGGGGACCGTTTTGGACCCTTTCTGTGGTTCCGGAAGCACCGGTAAGGCGGCATTAGCCAATGATTACAAGTTCTTTGGGATCGAAATGATAGAGGCTTACGCCAATATCTCGCATCAGCGAACAGGAGGGGCCTATTTGAGTGCGGAGGATTTTTCATTGATTTAATGGTCGCTTAGCAGAGCATTAAACATCGCGCGCAACGAACGCGAGGGGTGCGAGACTGGGTTATACTCTACGTTCGGGGGTAAATGTGACTGACAATAGCGAAAAAGATTGGACTATAGACGCGGCCGATGGCGAACGTCTTGCCAAATTCTACGTTAGATCAATGCGCGATAGCAGCGATGTATCGCTGTTGATCGGCCTTGTTCGCCAATGGTTTGGGGATATCGACGCGACGCAGATTGGATTTTTCACCGAACTCGCGACGCAGTTGGTGTTCGAAAAGGAGGCGGGGAGTACGGCGACAGAACCACCCTCCACCTCGAAAGTCGCGCTGCACATCGTAAAATGATCTCATTAGGCGGCGGGACTGCCCGCCGCCGAGACTTTCAGTCGCATGTCTTGCTCGGCTTGAATGCGATCGATCAACGCGCCGATCTCGCCCGAGAACAACAGGGACGTCGGAATCGCGAAACCTTTGATGACCTGGCGTTTGCGCCCACGGGTTTCGCCCACCATTTCGATGAAACAGAGTTCCTGCATTTCGGGACGAGGGCGGCAGATGGTGACTGCTGCACCATGCATCATGGCATCTCGATCGGCCAGAGTGATCAACTTGACCGCATCCGGCACAAACTCGGCTGTTTCAAAGGTTTGGCCGATCGCCTCTTGGATCCCCACCGGCAGGAAGAACGTGCGCCGGCATGCGGCGTTGCATTCGATGATTTCCTGCGTGTAGGGATCCCGGGTCCATTCCGGGTGGGGGAACTCCACCCCCATGGCATCGATCTGTGCCTCAAGGCGCACGACCATCGTGCGCAACTCGGAGATATCCCGAATCGTTTGGTCGTGTTTATCCCGTTCTTCCTGAGCGCGCTTGTCGCGCTCAGTGTCGCGGCGGTTGAGTCGGCTGCTGGCAAAAGCCCACAAACCAGACGATCCAGCGATGGCAAAAGCGCCAGAAACCACCACTACGGATATATACTGACCAAACGACATCGGGTCCGTCATTTCGCTGCACCGCACGCTTTATCGATGATCGCGTTGAGCACGATCACCTGTTGCTTGGTTCCCTCGGTATCCTCGTGGCTGAGTGACACCGGGGACAACGAAGCGCAAAGCGGGTCAATCCCGCCAGTGCCCTTCTGCGTCGTCGTCGAGGGCTGTGCGGGCGGTGCCGACAGGATTGGGCTTGGTGCTTGGCTCACTGGACTCCCGCAGCACGACAGCATCGGCGGCAGTACGAGTGCGAGCAGCTTCAGTTTCGATCGCATTGGCAGTCTCCTGCTGGGCGAGTTCGGTTTGGTTCGTCGCATTACTCGCGGCGAGATCGACCGGGGTAGGGTCCTTCTTACCGAAGAGGCTGGCGAGCAATTTGCCCGCCAGCCCCGCGACGAAGGAGATGATGGAGCCCCACACGGGCTCAGGCCGTCTTTTTGCCGGTCAGCAGATCGACGAGTTCCGCGCCGATCTTGCCAAAGCCGGTATCGGCGACATCGGTGTAGACCGTCTGGACCAGGCTCGAGGCAATGCCTACGACATCGGATTCCAGCGCCGCGATGCCGCCGCCGGTGATATACTTCAGCACCAGCGGGACGGTGTTCGCCAGCACGGCGGCGAACTTTTCCGCGCCGGTCTGCCCGGTCGACTCGACCGCCGAGACGTCATTGGCCACTGCGGTCCCGATATCGGTCTGCTTGAGCAGCGCGACGGCCTGCGCGGCGGTCGACGAGCCAAACGCCTTGAGCGCCGTGGCAGTGGTGGCACTGACGATCGGCGCCTCGGCCGAAGCGGTCTTGGTGAAAAAGCTCTCGATTTCAGTGATGAGCGACATGGGTATTCTCCAAAAGCCCCGCTTCTGCGCGCTGGCGGGGTGGCAGCGGTCTCGATCAGGCGGCCGGCGGCGCGCCGGAATTGTCATTGCGCACGGTCGCGATCAGCCCGCAGACGCAGGACGCGACGATCGCGAATTTGGAATATTGGGTTTGGTTGAAGCCGAGCACCCCGGCGACAGCAGCATATGCCGCCCACGACGAGGGTTGGTTCATCCTCTCAAGCGCGGGGATGATCCGCTGGCCTGCCGCTTTGAGATCGGCGATGAGCGCCTGCTTCACGTTGGTCACTTGATCATCCCCTTCGCGGCTGCCGTGATCATGGCCGTGCGGCGCTCCCAGTCGCCGCCGAAGCGGGGGAAGCCTGGCCGGGTGTGGTAGAAAGCCGCCCGGGCGGCCTGATACTTGTCGATCAGGCTGTTCAGGCCGAATGCGGCGGCGTATTGCTGGATATCCTTGAGCGTCGTGTTGCCGATCCGCCCGTCGGCCATCGCGCCGACGATGTGCTGCAGCGCGACGGCGGCCTCATGCGGCCCAGCGTTGACGCCGAAATCGAACACGCAGAGGGCCAGCGCCGCCGGCATCTTGTCGCATGCCAGCGCCGACCAGAAGTCAGTCCGGTAGAGAGGCGCCACCATGGCCGGTGTCAGATTCTTGATGTCCTGCACCGTGACGGGGTGCCCGACGTAGTGCGACCATTCGCCTATGGTCACCCCATGGTTGGTTGCGCCGCCGGGATCCTGCGGATCGTTCGCGAAGCCGCCTTCGTCGGCCGGCGACAGCAGGATTGCGAGGCACGCGGGAAAAGCGTCGGTGTTCAGCATATCGCGGTCTCAAACGCAAAAATAGCGGAGTCACTAAAAACGTGACTCCGCTATCAGTTTGGGGATGGCGCCGCAAGTGAAACGTGTCAGCCGCCGAGTGCTTTGATCTTTGCGAAGATCGCCTGTGCGTCGTTGTTGGCAAAGATGCAGATCCGTTCGACCCGCGCGGCCATCTCGGCGTCAAGGTTGGGTTTGGCAGCCTGAAGGGCATCGACCATCGTCTGCCAGGATGCTGATGTGCCGAGTGCGGCGCCCACTTGCGTCAGGGCCGCCAGAAGGGCTTGCTGGGTCGCGAGGGTTTGCGCGGCGGTGATCGCCGCTTGGCGGGCTTGCAGGCTCTCAAGGGTCTGCTGCTCGGCCGCAGACAGTGGTGTTGGGGTCGACGCAGGGGTAGTGGTGGTATCGGCCATTTGCTCTTCTCCTTCAGGTTGGCCAGGGCGCGCTGTCGATCTGCGCCATGGTTGTGATCGTGCCGCCGGCGATGCTGGTCAGGATGCCAGCGAGCGTCTGCCACACCGATTGCGAATAAATGCCCACCGCAGTTGCGATCGGTGTGATCGCAACTGCCGGCAGCGGCGTGACCGTTCCATCGTTCGCCACCCAGTTGGTCGTGGCGTTGGGATTGAGCGACGCCCACTGCTGGAGCGCCAGCCAATCGGCAAGTGAGGCGGCGCTGGCATCAGAGGCAAGACTTGTCGTGCCCCCGGTATAGGAACGGGCCACCGACTGAATCGCAGAGGCCTTGCCACTGGCATAGGCGGACAACTCGGCGATTGTCGGAGCCGGCGGAGCGTTGTGGACATAACCGGAGGGGGTCCATTGCCACAACCCATCAGCCGTCACATCGGCCGGCGGCGCAGCATCGACCGTCTCACCGGTTTGCGCTTGCAACTGAACGTGGGCGGCATCGGAGCAAATACCAGCGCGAAGCACGAGTCCCGAGATGCTGTCATAGACAAGATAGTTCATTTTTTTAACTCGATGGTTGTGATTGACATATTGGCACACCGAGCCTGTGTGGTGAGCAAATTGGCAACCTCAAGGGTCAGCGTGCGGTTGCCCGCCGCCGGGCTGATGGTCATTTCTGCAAACATAGAAGTCGTGGTAGAGGTCGTTGCCCCAACATAGATTGCAGTTCCGTCAAGTTTTAGAGTTACGTTAGCCTGTCCAGACGTATTAAATTGCGTGCCAAACAAAACAATAATTGGAGAACCGGAAGCGCTTATAGTTAAAGTTTGTATGGTGGATGTGGCGTTGCCTGCGATGTTAGTCTGTGCTGATGTAAATGAATTGTTAACATTGCTTATTGCGTTATTAGCCACGTTGATCGTGTTGACCGTGATCGACTGCAAGAACAGCGTGCCGCTGGTGGCGTCGTAATAGAACGGCGTGATCGTCGGGTTAGCCGACGATCGAATGATGAACGAGGCAGCGTCGAAGACCACCGAACTGGTTATGGTGTTGCCGCTCGACGCATAGAGCACCATGCCGGCAATCGCGCCGTTGGCATTCACGGTCACGCCCCAGGTGCCATAGAGCGCGCCGTTCAGCGATGCCGTGGTCGACTGCAGCGTGGTGATGTTGGCTGAATTGCCGCCCACCGTCGAGGTCAGCGTCGAAAGCTGCGAGGCGGTGGTGTTGATCGAAGTCGTCAGCGACGAATAGTTGTTGCTGACCGTCGATGACAAGCTGCCCAGGTTGGTGGACAACGTCGAGATCTGGGCCGCCAGCGCGCTATTCTCGCTGGCCTGGGCAACGCTCTGCGCGGTGATCGTGGCGTTGATGGCGCTGGCGGTCGCATCGTCGGTATAGGCCGTGCAGATGGTCCCAGATTCGACCTTGAGCCGGCGCCATGCTGCATTCGTGTTGGTCCAAGCCCCGTTGCCCCAGATATCCATAACGCCGCGCGCATAGGCCACGCCGCCCGGCGGCGTTTGGTTGGGGATCTGCACCTCGGCCCAGTCTTGCCCCGCTGCCACTGCCGCCACTGCGGAATAGCCAAGGTGGCCATGGCTGGAATCGAGCCATTCGATGTAGAATCGAACCTGTGCCGCTGTGCCACTGTTGAGGGTCAAACCCCCGGCGAATAGTTCGGCCTGGATGCTGAGCGGTCCGGTGCCGCTATAAGCGACATCCTGATACCAAAGGACGCCGGAAGCGCTTGATCCGGTGGGTGTTTGAAAATAATCGCCCTCGCCATAGTTCCCGACTTGGGCACTGATCGCGGTCGGTCCCCCAGATGTCCAACCCTGCATGCCAAGCGCGCCGGTCGGGTTTTGCAGCAGGTTGGGGTTGGCATTGGTCGTGGCCTGCAGCGTCGCCAGCGATGCTGCGGTAGCGGCATTTGCATTCGCCAGAGCGGTATAGTTGCTGCCCACCAGCGCGGACAGGCTGCCATAGTTGGCGTTCAGCGTGCTGATCTGCGAGGACAGGGAAGAGTCCGCAGCCGCGCGCACGGTCGTCTCGTTGGAGAGAGCCGCCGCCGACGCCGAAGCGTTCGTGTTGACCGTCGCGGCGAGCGCCGTAACCTGCGACGCGAGGGCGGAGGTTGCGTTTGCCTGGGCTATCGATCGATTCTCGACGGTGGCATTGATCGCGCCGGCGGTCGCGTCGTCGGTATACGCGGTAGCGGGCTGCCCTTCTTCAATCTTGAGCTGCCAGACATCCATCCCGGCGCTGTTCGCGGCGAAAGTCGTGCCTGTGACGGCACCGAAACGAACCACATAGTAATTGGCATTGGCGGGCGCTGCCCCCGTGGCCGCCTGTCGGTTCGTCGTTTGGGTATTCAGCGCCAGCGGTAGGTTGAACTCGCCCAGGTAATTGCCAGAGGCATCAAACCATTCCACGCCGACGATCGCACCACGGGTGTCCCCTGTCGTCGCCGGGATTAGACCGTGCGTCTCGTACATCCCCGAAAGCGTCAACACCTGCCCAGCGTAGGTAGCATATTGGATGCTCGACAGGACATCCCCGGCAGCGAGGTTGGCACCGTGAAAATCACGACCGAATACCCCTCCGAGGTCTCGGTTTGTGTACCCCACCCAGCCAGATCCAGCGGGGGCGACCCACGATGCCAGGCCCAGCGCACCGGTCGGGTTTTGCAACAGATTTGGACGAGGGGTGGCGTAAGCCTGCAGGGTGGAGACCTGCGAGACCAAGACCGAATTGTTATTCGCGGCGGTAGTCGCGTTGTTGCTGACGGTGCCGGTCAGATCGCCGAGATTGACCTGCACGGCGCTGATCTGAGCCGCGAGCGCGCTGTTCTCGGTTGCTTGGGTGGTCTGATTGTTCTCGACCGTCGCATTGATCGCGGCGACCGTAGTATCGTCGGTGTACGCGGTAGCCACAGAGCCATGTTCGACCTTGATCTGCCAAACATTGAACAAAGCCGCCGACGCAAACGATGTGCCCGGCGGAGTGAACAGGATCACCCGGCCCGACACGGCATTGGCCGGCAATGTCCCAGTGCCCGAAGCTCGGCCATTGGTAGCCGTGTTAGGGCTATAGGCGATGTCGATCTCGCCGAGATAGTTCACACCGGAGTCGTAAAATTCGAGTGCAACGACGGCGCCCCGACGATCGCCCGACGTGGGCGGAGTGATGCCGGCGCTCTCGATATGGGCGGAGATCGTAAACGGCCCCGGCTCCATCGGGATGGGGTCGCTCGTCCACGCATCGTAGCCCCCGTTGGTTGGTGTCCCCGAGTAGTTTTTGCCGAAGATATACCCCACCGAGGGGCTGTGGTAAGACACCCACCCCGACGGTCCGCTCCATCCCTGTGTCCCCAGCACCCCTGTCGGGTTGGGCAGCAGGTTTTGGTTGGGTGTTGCATAGGCGGACAGCGCCGAAACCTGCGTTGCCGTTGCGCTGTTGGCATTGGTCAAGGTCGCCACGTCATTGGTGACCTGGGATGACAGGGTGTCATAGCTGGCCTGGACGGCTGTGATCTGACCGGCCACACCCTCAATTGCATCTGCGCGGGCCACCGCTTCGCTGGAAACCGCAGCCGCCGCCGTGTTGGCATTTTGGGTGACGGTCTGGCTCAGATTGACGATCTGCTGCGTCAGCGACCCTTCGGCGGCCTCGGCGCGTGCGACCTCCGCAGTGGCAGCGCTTGAGGCTGATTCCGCCTGCGAGGTTGCCGCCGTGGCAGCGGACTGGGCCGCCTGAGCCTCCGAGACGGCTTGCGCGGCTGCGGTTTGCGCGGTTTGCGCGGCTTGAGCATCGGAGACGGCTTGGGCGGCCATGGCCTGGGCGGTTGCGACTCCGGTGGTCACAGCGCTTTCCGCCGCATTGGCGATCGACGTCGCATTGGCCAAAGCTACTGCCAATTGGTCGGCGGTCGTATTGCCGATCGCCCCGGCGCTTCCAGCAGTCGTTGCCGTCGCAGCGTTCGCCGCGCCCGTGGTCGCGGGAGATCCGGCCACGGTCAGCCACTCGCTCATGATGTAGCCGTCGGACCCATAGGTGGCCTGATACGCGATCTGGACATCGTACTGTGTGCTGGCCGCGACGCCGGTGATGTTCGCGGTGATCGTAGCATTCGACAGCGTGATCAGGGGGTGATCTGTCCAGTTCGATGCCCCGGTCACCCGATATCGCACGACCAGGAAGGCATCGCTTGCGGCATCCGGAGTACCGCTGATGACGAGGGCCGGGATAGAATTTCCCGACGTATCGGTGACCGCGCCGCCGGCAACCGACCACTTCGCCGAGGTGGGCGCCGCGATGGGGGAGGGTGGGGGTGTCGCGGCGGGCGGGGCGGGCGGTAACGCAGCGTTCCCGTCGGCCGGCAGCCCGGTAATGGTGACGTTGCAACCAAAGAGTGATTCAAGGTCGCCGTTAAGGCGCGACGACACGACGATTTTGACCGCCGAGTACCTCGCGAAGTAGGTGACCGGCAAAACCAACTCGTTTTCAGTCCAGAGCGCGCCCTGTTGGTAGACCTGATTTCCGTTCTGGTCGAACACGGTGACGACCGTCTCTTGGTAATATTCCGGCGCGACCGGGCCCGAGGTCCAGGGCAGTGCTTGCCCATCCTCGAATGTCCGATTGCGGGTGGACCAGGTGATGGTCAGGTTCGTGGCGGTGCCGATCGGCTCAGATCCAAAGCCCACCCCGTTCACTTGGACGTTTGCCGGCCGCAGGGGCAACCACGGGCGCGCGGTCATGGTGATCTCGTGCGGGGTAGCTGCTGCCAGCGCCAGCACGCCCTGTGAGGTGCGCGGCAGCAGCTTGTAGGTGACCTGCTCACCTACCGACCAGATATTGACGCCGTCCGTGTTGTTCAGTCCGGCATTCAGCACCCAGATATTGGTGCCTGCCGGCCACGCCTGCGGAACGGTGTCGAGCATCCCGCGATTGATCGTATAATTGGTGCCATCGGTGGATACCACCTGGCACATTTCCTGCGCACCATCACCGGTGCCGATCAGCAGAAAGCCCCCGGCGATCGGCGCCCGCGCGGTATCGGGGAACACCGTCACCGGAATCAGCGTGGTGGCCTCGGCGTTCAGTGCCGGCGAGGGCATGCATTCCACCAGCGTCTTTGTGCCGAAGTTGGCCCAGGTGGTCGCCCCCGTCGAAAGCGTCGTCTCGCCGTAAAGGTCGAACGACACATAATCCCTGTTGGCCGCGTAACCGACGGCGGCGGCGAGCACCTCGGGATAAGCAAGGCTCTGGATCGACGTTTGCAGATTTGTGTTTGTCTGGAAAAAGTAGGGCAGTGTGAACAGGTCAACCAGCGGAAGGTCGGTCGGCGCGGTGCTCGGATTCGTCCATTGGCTCGATGTTGGCGCCGACAGCGATGCCGGGGTGAGGGAGAAGATATCGCGGGTCAGCGAAATTTTGATCGCCGGCGAGTCCAGGCTTCCATAGTCCACCCGGCCGATCCGGAAGACGCCCCCCACGATCCCGTTCTCGGGATAGTTGATCACGATGCAGCTACCCGGCACCGACGCCCAGGCCGAACGATCAACCTCGATCTCACAAGAGTCGAGCGGGGCAGAAACCATGCGACATTCGCGCGCAGCTAATTTTGCTGCGAGGGGGGCATTGCGAACCATGGAAAAATTGCGCTTGTCGCTAACAATCTGTCCTTGCTGCATCGCGATGTTCGACGGGTTCTGGCAGGAAACGCTTTCCTGTTGCTCGGTGACTGGGTTTGTCCAAGAAACGACGATCTCATTGATCGTCTCTGGCCACTGCTTTTTTTGATAGTTGGTCATTTTGATCTGATCCGGTCCATAAACTGGAAGATCAGAGATGGCATAATCACCGCGAATTAACTTCAAGGACAGCAGACCAGTCTTAGGGTCCAGATAAGTCACACCTTGAATGTGATTGAGAATATCATTTACGAAATCCTCAATGCTTGATTCGACTTTCCAAACCTTCGATAGCCCAAGCGACTCTCCAAACAAGATCGACGCTGCATAGTTGAAGGCCGCCGTGTCCAAGGCCGCCGCCGGGTAGCCCATACCCCAGTCGGTGTTGGTGAAAACGTCATAGATCATGAACGCGGGGTTGGCGTCATCGCCAGGATAACTCGTGAAGGTGTAGACTTCCGGCCCGAGTGAGAAGGTCATCCCGGTTTCCGGTACTTGCTCGATCGTGAGCGTGGCGACGCCCGCCGACGGGCCATCCTGAAGTCCGGAGTTGGCGTCGTTGCCTGGCGACCCGAAGGCGGTGATGTCGAAGAAGTAGCTGAAGCCGGCGGTGCTGTTGCCCGTGCTGGCGCGATAGGGATACTGGGGATCCGCAACCGGCTGAACGGCGTTCACCCAGGCATTGCTGGTGTTGTTCTCGGTGACCGTGATGACGTTCCCCGAGGCCGCGGCTTTGAAAAACTGTGAGCTTGCATTGATCGCGTTGGCGGCATGCGAGGCGGCATCGGTGGTTGATGCGCCGATGCCCGCAGCATTACCGACGATGTTGGCACCGACCATCGCGCGGGCGATCGACGCCAAGATCGACGATGTGGCTGGGGATCCTGCGCCGGAACTGGCTGTGTTGGTCGACGTCGTATCTGCGATGTAGCCGCTATCGAGGGCCGCCGGGATCCGCGCGAGTGTTTGATCCAAAGCCGGTGCTGGCGGGAAGCGGTAGCCGCGGAAATCGACGTTCTGCGCGATGACCGGGTTGTTGGACGTCCACAGGAAGCCTTCGCCAGCCGTCGAGCCATAGAACAGCGCCGTTGCGACACCGCGATAGGCAGGCATGCTGGCGGGGGTGCCCCCCAACAACGTCGCGAAGTCCGCCGAAATAAGCTGGTCTGGCGCGCCAGGATACCAATCGATATTGCCAACCAGACCCCCGCCAATCGTGTTGCCGCCGTACAGCGTGGGTAGATTGATGTTTATGGTGGTTTTGGTGGTTGCTAGACCTTCCCATGCGGTTTTATTGTTTACATAAACGCCGGTCAGGGCATCCATTGCAATCGCAATGCCAAAATGAACCGACATGTAATAGTCGGTAACCTGTTGGCCACCACTTTTACCCATCGCGCCCATTTACTTGTCCTTAGCTCGATTGACGATGTTTATTCCAAGCTGATCGCCTGTCGCCAATAGTTTGCTGGCCGGTAGGCCGTTCTTTACAAAGTCCTTGAAATCAAGGTTGTGGTGCCGCGCCCATTTCCGCATCCCGTTGACGCAATAGCCGGCTTTGCGGGCATCGTTGATGGTGATGATCGGGTCGGTCTCACTTTCCACCGCTACCTCCACTCGTGGTGTAGGTGTTGGTCGATGCCTGCCCATACCAGAGCACGTTGGGGTCCATGATCCGCGCCGATCCGAACAGCACATAGACCGGCTTGTTCGCCGATGCGGTGGGGGCTTGCAGGTCTTGAACACCTTGCGGCGTTTCGTTGTGGGGGGCGATTAGATAAGCGATGACGTCCAGCGCCACCGAAATCAGAACGCCGATCAACCAAACGGGCATAGCCGAACCTCAACCAAAGTTGTTCACAATGCCGATCGGATTGACCAGCGGAATCCATTGGCAGCCGCCAAAATTATTGATATTTTTGAACACGTTCTGGCACGTATCCGTCGAGTGATCGCAACCGAGGGACAGGTGCAGCGTCATGCCTGCGCTCAACGTCGGGCAATCGCTATCGAGGCAGATTTGATTGGCATTGTCGATCGTCAGGATCATCCGGTATTCCGTCCGGCCCGCGGCGTTGGTCCAACTGACGATGCCGTTGACGAAGTTTCCTTGGGCAAATGCGCCATTCCATCCACCCGGCAGCGCGATGTATGGACCAGATACGGACGTAACTGCCGCACTGACGGTGAATGCCGCCTGCGATGCGTTGCACAAGCCGTCGCCCTGGCTATAGACGGCGTGCGGGCAAGGGCGCTGCCAGTGGCGTCGCAATCCAGATCGCATCATCGACGTCGAGATCGGTTCACAGGTCAACGTGATCTCATCATCGTTGATCGCCGCCGACCGAACGCGCCCGGGCCAGATCAAATTGGCGTTCGAATCACCATAATGACCCATGAACACGCTAATAGTGATTGCGTTAGACGGCGGATAACCGGTGAACAGTTCGAGGATGGAGAGAGATTTTGACAGCTTAATATCGATCGCGGCCTTATCAAGTGAGCCGGATGCGGTGAAAGCGTCATCGCTCAATGGTGCGGGGACATAAGTTATACCATTATAAACGATCGGATCTTCCGAAGTCGTATAGGCATAGGTATCGCTTACATTCGAGCCATAGGTAAAAAGCATCAGAAGATACGGAATGGCTTCTTGCCGTGAGGATTCGATGTCTCCGAAAGTCACGCTATTTCCCCGGCGAAAGATCTTGCAACGATATAACGGAAAGCTGCGTTTGCGCAACGCTATCGGTGATCCACTCACTTATAAGTTTGTCTGAGGCAAACCGATGGACCGGCATCCACGAGATCGAGGTGACCGTGTTGTCCAGCGCCCGCGCGAGCCCCGCTGCAGAGTTCGTCGTCGCACCGGCCGGGCTGCACAATGCGGTGGCCCCGATGTTGATCTGCGCGAAGCTGCCGTTTTGCCCGATGCTTGTCACGAGACCAAACTGATAGCTGCCGTCCCCATAGGCCGCGCAGAATGCGTCAAAGACAGTATCACCAACGAAGTCGGTATAAAGGTCGCTTGGGGCCAGGAAACTCGTGGCCCCGGCCGCGACCGGTGCTTGAGGGATGATATCGTTCTGCCAGGTGGGCAACAGGAATTCGCCGAGTTGCCCGTGCAGGCGAAAATACATGTCCTCGATCGCCACCATCTGCTGATGCGTCATCGCCAGGTACGAGGCTTGCTGCGCTCGGGACACGAACGAGATCGGGTTGAAATAGGCCAATGCGCCATAGCCGTAATCGACGGTCTCGTAGTCGTTCGAGAATGTGACCTTGGGGTTCGTCATCCAGTTCGGGCGCATGAGGAAAACCTCGCGGCCATTGAATACCACGGGCGCCGCAGCCGGATTGGTTTCGACCTCGGTCAGCGGAGTCACATTGAACGTGATCGATCCGGAGACCACGCCGTCTGTCACAAGTTCGATATCGACGGTGCTGGGGAACCGTCCCTGCAGCGCAGGATACAGCGACGTGCCCGCCGGGATGGCGGGGGCCGCACCCACGATGGTGAAGCCACCAACGGTTGGCGCGACGTCGATAAGGAATTGGTCTGCGCCGGGTACGCGCGCCGCGACAACCCCGGTAAGCCAAGGGGGTGTGGTCCCGGTGGCGATGGTCCCGTTCGTCCCTGCTGCTGACCCCGTCGTCACCACGGCGCGGCGGCTCTCATCCGCGACCAAGATATCCTGGCCGATATTGGCCTTGAGCCATCCCATCATCTGCCGGGTGTAGGCGGGCATCGTCAGGAAATCGAACTCGAGGGTCTTGCGCGGACGGAGTCGTAGCCCCCGGCGCTGCTCTTTTCCTGAGCGACTGATCTGTACGGTCGTCCGATATTCCCGGGTAACCTTGAGCGATGAGGACCAGTTTACCCGGCCGGGAAACAGGGGAAGGGTCATCAGCCGAGGGCCTTCTTGATCGTCCGAGAATTCTTCCGGAAGTGGTTGACGATGGCTCGCTCACCGTGCTGCGTGGCCAGCGCTTCGGTGAGCATATGGCCAGCATCGATCGCGTTGATGATCTTGAGGTTCGGCGCGGCGCTCTGGGCAGAGGCCATCGTGGCGGCAATGTTGCCGATGTGGCGGGGGCTGCTGTTTTTCAACACCTCTTCGCCCTCTTGCAGGATCGTCGGATATTCGTCCGGGGCGACGCCCGCGATACCGCCGTCGTGCATTCGCAAGGCGCCGGCAAACGCTGCAGGGCTGATCGAGCGCATGGCGGCGGCGCGGCCAACGATTCCGCCTGTGTGCATGACGGGCGCGGCGATGGTGAACGCATCCAGTGCGCTCGGCAGACCTGATGCAGAAATGGAGCCCAACTCCATACCACCGCCGGCCACAGCGCCCCCCGCGCCGCCCCCGCCGAGGATCGATCCCAAAAGGCCGCCCAGCCCCCCCAGGCCGCCGCCAGACCCGCCACCGGCAGCCGCGTTGACGCCATTGCTCACGCTGGTCCCGATCCCCAGGGCGTTCAAGCCCTTCAAGATCTCGGTCTGCATGATCATGTCCGCAATTTTCAGCAGGAAGTCGCTGGCAAACTGCAGGAACGCATTCCGCATTTCGCGAAAGATATTCGATGCACCACGCAGCCCGAGCGCGAACTGCGCGACGCCTTTGGCGCCGGCGTTGAACGTACTCACGAGGCCGCCGGCGATGTCGGAATTCACCTGCTTCGAATCGATCAAATCAACTTTCAAGTTATTGATTTGATTGTGAATCGCCTC